CTCGTGTTCGTGTCCGTGGATGAGGATGTGGCCAGCTCCTGCCGGGTGGTTGTTGAATGTCTGTTTCTCCCACCATTCCATCGCTTTGCCGCGTGACCATTGGTGGCCGTGGATGAGGACGAAGTTGGTGCCGTTGACTTCTAGTACCAGGTGGTCTTTGTCTTTGCCGGGGACGTAGATTGAAACATGTCCGTATCGTGCTGGATTGAGTGCCAACGCCTCACTGACTGCGATTGCTGATTCAGTAGCGTGACCGTCGCTTGAGTCAGTAGTTTGGAAGCGTTGTACGTCGTCGTGATTACCGTTGACCACACCCACAACAATGCGCGGTGCTTCAATGAATGTGTCGATGGTCCGTAGGAGCATCCGTCTAAACACACGTAACTGTTCTGTGACAGTGAGATCAGACCGGTAGAAGTTTCTGCCCCCTTGAGACTGGTTCCCTTCAAGATGGTCACCGAGTCCGGCGATGAGAACAGTTGGCCGTCCCGAGGCCAGCCATTGGGATCTAGCGATTGCCAGGCTCTGCGTCCACGCACGAACGATTCCCTCGGAACCGCCGTCGTCTCCGTCGGGTTTTCCAAGTTGAGAGTCTCCCATGGCAAAGACAAAGAGTTCATCAGTTTTTTGTTCAACACGTTTTACTGCCTTTCTTTTGGTGAGTTGGATTAGATCGTCAACTAGGGATTGACGGTCGACTCGTTTGCTGATTTTGAATGTGTATGACCAGGAGCCGCGTGTGACTGCTGGGTTTTTTTTGCCTTGGTGGTCGAATGCTTTTTCGCGTGTCCAGGCGTTTGGGTTGTATTTGGCGGTGAGCATTGTGGCCACGTAGCCGTCGGGGATGATTCCGCCGCGGCCTGTGATGAAGTCGTGGATTTGTTCTTGTGCAAGTTCGCTGTCGGTTATGACGTTGACGACGGATTCGTCGCCGGTGGCGTTCCATTCTTGGCTGAACACCACAGCACCCCGACTGTCAGGAGCGGTCGGGGCCTGTGGGGTATTCAGTAGATCCTCAAGCATCGGGGTCGGTTAGTTCCTCGATGGTTTCGTTGTCGACTGGTGTTTCGTTGGGCATTGGCATGGGGTCGATTCCCACGACCTCGCATAACACTTTGCATTGTTTTGCGATTGCATCGACCATTTTTTCGATGTCGTAGATGCTAGCCATTGGTGTTTTTCCTTTCGCAGGTTTTGCAGTCGCCGCGGCGGTGTGACCGGACGGATGATTCTTGGTTGGGGCATCCGATTGCTTGGATGGTTTTCCAGATGTGGCGTAGTGGAATGTCCTCGTTGTCCATGGCTTTCCAGAATGCGTTGCGGTCGTCCTCGGACAGGGTGGTTAGCCAGACGTTGAGCTTGCATTGTTTGTGGCGTGGGCCTGGGACTGTGTTGAGTAGTTCCTCCAGGTTCATCCGGCCACCTCGGCTAGGACGATGATGATCGTGACCAGGGCAATCCATAGTCCGACGGTGGTGAGGACGATGGTGGCTCGTTCTTGCCAGAGTCGTCGCTGGTACATGCGCATTTTGTACGATTTGACCATTAGAACGGTGCCGCCTGTGTGGTGGGTGCGGTTGCCCATTCGGTGTTTACGTCGGGTGCAGCTGCTTCGGGGCCTCGGAGGACTTTCACGACTGGGTTGTTGACGTTGAGATCAATGTTGCGCCTCGTTTCGCCGCCCATTTCGTATTCGTTGATTTTGGTGGAGAGTTCCCCGGTGACTTCGACGAAGCTGGAAAATTCGGGTGCTGGGATTGCCCAGACCTTCCATTTCTTGTCGAATGTTCGTCCGTCGTTGAGTCGGATGGTTTCGAGGAGGATGAAGCCGCGGTCGCCGAGTGGTTTGTCGACGATGCCCTCAATTTTTACGTGTGCCATGTTGTTTCCTTATCTGTTTTCGCCGTAGCGTCGACCGTATCGGATGATTTGGTCGTGGTTGTGTAATCCGATTGCGCCTGTTGCCAGGAGGTATTCGGCGAGGTGGCCGAATCCGATAATCCTGCCGATGACGTATTCGCGGATGAGGTGTTCGCGGTCGATGTGGTCGATTGCCCGGACTTTTTCAAGCTCGAGCAGTAGGTGTTTCATCGCGCCTACTACTTTGGGTGGTGGAGTAATCATGTTAGGGGTTCCTTTCTCCATTTGCTTACTTGGTAAGCGTAACAGTCTTGACATTGGAATTGTAGCGTGGTGTGTTGTTGGCATTGTGGCGTGTCGCCGCCGTAGGCTTGGGCGACCGTCGCAACATTTTGTTGATCATGGGTTTCTAAGGCGGTCGCGCCCCTGCCCTGGGGGGCGGGCGCACCGCCGGCTTTAGTTGTTATCTGTTCTTTATGTACTTGGGTGTCGTGGGTGACACCCCTTTTGGTCATAAATGACACCTCTGAGGTGTCGTGGGTGACACCAACGGGTGTCGTGGGTGACACCGTTGTGGATAAGATTCGGTACCTGTTTGTGCCCTTGAACGCATCACGTTTTTGTACCTGAATCTGCCCGGTGTTTTCCAATTCGCGCAAGATTCGTTGCACCTGTCGTCGCTTCAAACCGACGTAAGCGGCGATGGTTTCGATTGAGGGCCATGCTGTGCCGGACTTAGTTTCGTTGGTGTGGTCGGCGATGACGATGAGCACCAGTTTGTGTGCTGGTGATTGTTGTGTGGATCGGATGACCTGTTTGACTAGTTTGAAGCTCATGCTCGCATACCGCAGATGACACATTCGGTTGTGCCGTTCTCGCCGATGCGCAGCCAGTGGTGGTGGTGTTCTTGATCCATGTGGACTCCAAGTGGAATCCCCCGGCCTGCTAGCACAGAACCGGGGGAAGTTTTAGGGGAATCGTGCTAGCGATTGTCAGTCAGCATAGTCCTCAAATTTGCAAACTGATACCCACGCGCCGAAATCGATGTTGGCGGCGTGTTTGACGACACCGAGTGAATACACTTGGTGGTCGCCGTCAGAGAATGCTCCGGCACGTTGCATGCCGTCGAGGATTGACTTTGCCAGGTTGTCTACGTCTTGTTTGGCGTGACGATCAGTGTAGATATTGATGGTTACCCTGAGTCGACCGTTCAAAGCCAGCATGCCGTATTTGGTGTTCCACGCAGCTGCGACAAGTTTCTCGTAGTCGACGGTTGTTTTGGGTGTGTAGACACCGCCTGTGCGTGTCATGCGTGGTCGTCCTTTGGGCACTGGGCGTCCGGGAACCTCGAAGCGTAGGAGTTTATCCATTGAGGGCTTTTTTGCGAGCTGTGAACTCGGCGATTAGTTTGGTGGAGTCGCCTGAATCGACGGCCCGAGACCATAGGTTGTTTAGTTCGTCGAGGTTTGCGGCGGTTTGCACGTCGATTGCGGTGATTTGCGCCTCGGGTGCAGCGCCTCGTTGGGCTTTTGCCATTTCGGTGCGTGATGCCCGGTTCTTTGATGTGGTGAAGTTTGCTGTGGCCAACGCGCGACCGATTGCCGACGTTTCGGCGTTTTCGTATGCGCTGGTCATGTTTGCTCCGGCACCGCCGTCAATCTCGAATGCGAGGCCTGTGCCACGCGGTCGCAGCTCGTCGAACACGAAATACACTTCGGCGTATACGCGCCATTGTTTGCGGTCACGGTCGGCATCGGTGGTTAGATCGCGTGTGACGATTGCGCCGTCGGGGTATTTTTTCCAGAATGCTTCGATTCGTTCTTGGACTGTGGCGTAATCTGCCAGGTTAAAGCGAGCCATTCTGCATCTCCTTGTAGTTGTTGAAATCGGTGATGAATCGTTGTGCGACTTCGATTAGTTCCTCAATCATGGTTTGGTCGCGTTCCATCATGATGTGCTTTGGTTCCATCCATGCTGGAACAAATTCGCCCGAATCGGATGTGGCACGGAGCAACCAGGCGAACACACACTGTTGTGCCCCGGTGACGTGCAATTGCCACTGCACCTGTCGACGGTACTGAATTGGGATTGTGCTGCCGTCCCAATCTTTTCCGGTCGTCTTGACTTCGGCAATAATTGTCCAGTCGTCGTTGAGGCCGTCAGGGGTTGCCAAGTGCCAACGGTAGTCGCCGTCGCCACGGATTAGCCAGTCATTCGGTTTGATGCCGTATTCGCGTGGCAGACCGTTGACGATCCATTCCTCGTAGTCGCGCCCAAACTTCATGTAGGCGTTATCCTCAACGATGTTGTCCTCTGGGAATAGTGCATTGTTTAGTTCGGCGTTGTAACCTGCAGGGCCTGAAGCGGCCTTGGCAACGGTTGTGGCCGACACACCATATTGGCGTGCTTTGTACCATTCATCGGTCTGTGACCGGGCGACCATTCTCTCTTTTTCCATTGAGCACCTTTTCTCCGTATCTGAACATACGTTCAGTAAAGGTTCTCATAGACCTACGACGTTCTATTCGTAGCCGTGTCTTGTCGTGTCCGGACATGGCTTGTTTGAGCTCGGCGAAGTGTGCAGCTCGCGCTTTGTCGTTGGCGGCGGTTTGTTCGGCTTGGATTTGGCGCAGCTCGTCACGGACGATGTCGACGTGTGGCCAGCGTTCAGTCTGTGGATCCATACCAGACCAATGCCAAACCGACTAAGCCGGGCAACAATGCCCATGTAGCGGATATTAGGCAACCGATAAGTGCAATCAAGGTCATGGTGCGACCAAGGTTGAATGCTTGCTGTTTAGGCATGATGCTCCTCTGCTAGTAGGTGGTGACACTGTAGCACATAAACAGGGGCAGTCGCCCCCTAGAACGACTGCCCCACCCGGTAGGGAGAAAGGTTAGAACCTACTCGGGGATAATCTCGTGTGTCGGTGTCATGGTCTCGACGGTCAACGCCGCAGCCTTTTCTGCTCGGGCCTCACGCTTCTCTTTGCGGAACACTTTTTCAGGATCAACAAATTTGCCTTTTTGCTGAATGGCAAAGTGCAGGTGTGGCCCTGTTGTTTGTGTGCCACTGTTTCCGGTCAAACCGATGACCTGGCCTTGCTTGACACGTTGCAACGGACGAACCTTGACAACGGACAGGTGGAAGTAGATTGTTCGCGAACCGTCGCGGTGGCGGATGGTGATGTTTCGCCCGGCACCACTGTTCGGGTTGTTCGAGGCAGACACCACAATGCCACGTTCACACGCATAAATTGTTTCGCCGACCGGGGTGACATAGTCGACACCGGGTGTTGCGGAACCGCGCTTAAGGTGAGCTGCGAAGTTGTCGCTGATTCGTTTTGTTTTGACTGGTCGTTTTAGATCAACGTCAACCATGGTTATCCTACTTTCGTGATTATGAGGGATGCGATTACGGCCACAACACTGCCAATGCCAGCGAATGACCAAACTTTCATTTCGAGGTTACGGATGCGTTTTTCGTGGTCGTCGAGTTGTTTGGGGTGGTCACCAAGACGAATCTCCAGCTCGACAAGCTTTTCATAGATCCGTTCGAGTGTGACGACCACCCCATCGCTCACTTTTTGCCGTCTTTCGCCCGAGCCGTTTCGATAGCCGAGTTGATTGTGGCATCAAAGTCACCGTCGTCTACAGTGCCTTTGCCGGCGTAGATGAACGCCAGGGCACCGAATATGCCTAGTACGCCTGTGAGGGCTCCCATGAGGGCGCTCTGGGCTACTGTGAGGCCGATGGCGGAACCTGCGCCGAGTCCGGCGATTGCTGCGCCGAATGCGAACGATGCGATGCGGAGTATGCGTTTGATTAGTTCATGCATGTTTATACCTTTTCCAAGTAGTAGTCGATCATGTATCGGCTGGGGTCGACGTTTCCGTTAATCCCGACGATTCGATATGTAGTTGTTGTGCCGTCGTAAATAATTGAGATTGTCGAACCGACATACATTGACGGTACGGCTGTTAAATCCTCTTGCGCATTCCAACGGATTCGTGTCACTCGGTTTGATGTTGTTGAGAATCGTGATAGATAGGTGGTTATGGTGTCGTCGAGATTGTTTGTGATTCTGAATGAGGGTGACAGCCCAACCTCACCAGTCCACAGATAAACAAATGAATTGTCGGCTGCTGTGTCACCGTCAAAATATGTCGTGTTTTGTTCGGATAGTTGCAGCGCATCCATCCAGTGCACATCGCCCGACGGAATGTTGGCCCCACCGCTTCGGCTAAATTCGACGTTGACTCGGGCGCGTGATGCTCCTGCTGGTGCTGTACCAGAAACAGTCACCTGATACCAGGTTGCACCAGTGACCATGTTTACCTGTGCGCCTGTGGAACTTGAGACGATTGCTTCGGAGTCGTCTAGCCAACGAATGATAATTCTGGCTCGCGCATCAGATCGTGCTGGTGTTCCTCGAGCTGCTCTTGCCTGGGCATAGTAGACGTTGCCAGGAATGATGGGTGTGCCGTCTGTTTCTGCACCGTTGAACTGGACTGTGCCGGTGGTGGCCGCACTGTTTTGTCGGCATCGGATTGACCACTCACCACTGTAAGCGACCAAGTTTGCATCAACGTCTGCTGGTTTACGTCGACGAACGATTACGCTTGCACCTGCGGAATAACCAGTGTCGCTGTATTCTGCCGACGGATTGCTAGCGAGGTTTGCGGCCTGAACCAAACCAGCCAAGTTGGTGTTTATTTCGGTAGCTCGATTGCCGTATGTAGTAATCGAGGAGGCATCCGAACCTGACCAGGTTTGCTCGTAGGGAACCGAAACGAATTCCACACCGTTCACGATTGAATAGTTAGGTCTGTTGCCTCCACCGATTTGTGAAATGAGGGCAGGTACGAAAAGAGGCGCGGCACTGGTTGCTGTAATAACTGACGAGTTGTTCAGCACGATTGTGTTTGCAACATTCTGCGACGATGATTCTAAATTGATTTCCGTGTAGTGCAGTTGCCCGGCTGAACCTGCTAGATCTGTAAAGGTCTTGCCGGACGATGGCGCACCAGACAGTTGTCGAATACGAATCAGTCCTGTGCGACCAGTTGTTGGGTTTGTGGGCAACACGTTTTCTGCATACCAATA